ATCCAACTATTGAAGTACCTAAGCGAGTGGAACCCATGTTTGTTAAGAGCACCATATCCCGACCTCAACCTTTGCCAATCAAATCTAAGTGTGAAGCTTTTGTAAAGGTCGATTTATCCGAGGGCTTGACTTCTATGTCTGAAGCTGTTGATCACCGTATTACTATCTCATCTTACGATGATTTCAATAAGAAACAGGAACGAACAAATTCTCATCACGTGACCTATTCTATAGATAGACTTAGGGCGATTCAACGTGCGAGTGAAATGCTTCGACGTGATAAGGCTGGGGATACTACTGGACAAACAATGATTAGAGACCAGGACTGTCAAGTAAAGCCTTTACTTCAAGAAGTCAGTTCGCAAGTAGGGGAGGTTCCTACCACTGAAGTTGATAAAACCAAAGACCTTTCAGACATTGATCAAGTTTTGAAGGATATGGTTAAAGAGGAAGCTTTAGATAATCAGGGAGATATAGGTTGCGCAACTGCCCCGTATGGTGTGCCATTTGAACAAGAGTGTGTGCGCAAGGTGATTCCGAATTCCGTTTTGATGTTCGATCATTGCGGAAAAGGGTCTATTTGCTCAGAACACCCAATGACACTGTTATCTAATGAGGCCAATCTTTGCTCTAGTGGTTTCAAGTTTACAGGCTCACATTCAGCTCCATGTCACGCATGTTCTAACGTGACATTAACTGGAAGCAAGGATGACGTACATCGCATAGGAAAAGCCATTCAACGTGCGGAGCGAGCTGGAGAGACCGAGATGATAATAACTGCCCTAAAGAAAGGCATTAAGAAGTCGACTGCGTACACGCGAGAGTCTTGGATCTCCATAAAGTTTGGAGTAGAACGATCACAACGGTGGAACGCTTCTTTGTTAAGTCAACCCCCATCCAGGACCATCATCAGTGAGAAACCAAGCAATGACTGTTTACTGGAATGTTTCTCTCGTATCACGAATTTGTCCACAGACACATTGTGGCGATCGTTGTGTGATCACGTTACCCATCAGACACAAGACGATCTGCGTGGTGGCGGAAACTTTTTGAGCTTGTTCAGTCTCGAAGTTCTCGCCCTTGTACATAGAGTAAACGTTGTACTAGATCCTGTAGTACCAGATCATCCAGTACATTACGGCGTGAAGGTTGGTCAAGCGTGGGTCATGTCTTTAGTCGACAACCATTACAGCATAGGGGTGGTGCCTATCAAGAAGAAGTTCGATACAACATCAGATATGCCGCATGATGCTTTGAAATTACTACGTGCCGTCTCGGCCGAGTATCCATCTAAACAGTACCTTCCCTCCTGCGAGAGGGGAGAAAAGTACATGCGGCAAGTGCGTTTCGGATTGACTGGTACGCTTCTGAAGCAGGTCGGCGTTGATGACATGAAAGCGGCAGAGGAACTAGTTGCTAAGAATATTAATGGGAGGGAAGTGAGAATATCCTTCATAGCGGGAGATCCTGGTAGTGGTAAATCCTACTCTACAGCCAATTTCTTCCAGGATGACAATTGGTGGCGCGCAAGTAGACCTCTTACAGTCATTACGCCAACAAGTACGCTCAAATCAGATTGGGCTGATAAGATGAATCTCAGCAGACGACCTTTCAAGGTTAATAACTCCCAGTGTTGTACATTCGAGGTAGCTCTATTACGATGCAACTCTCTGGTGGTGGTCATTGATGAACTTAGCAAGTTCCCACCTGGTTATGTAGACGCTCTTGTCCTTTTGCACCGCAATATTGAGCATGTAATATTGTTGGGTGATCCTCATCAAACTGTGTGGCACGAACCCAATGAAGATTGTGATCTCAACAAATCTACTTTCATTGAACCTGAAGCAGATTACTTTTCAGAGTATATCACTGAATACTTTGTAGGGACTCGTCGCTTGGCTCAACAAACGGCGTCGGTTCTGGGACTGCCCACTACCAGTAAGAACGCAATAGGACGTTTCAGATCTGTGGACAGCGTCGATCCTAACATTCCTGTGATCGTGCCTACTCGTATGGCCGTACGAGGTTTAACTGAGTTCTTTGGAGGTATTGCGACCACTTACACTTCCAGCCAAGGAAAGGACTTTGACGTCAACTACGCTATTGAGATCACAGACTCAGTTTTGACGCATTTAGACCGACGTGCTATATGGACTGCGATTACTAGAGGCAAGAAGGATATTCTGCTTATTTGGAAAGTGTCATATGAAGGAAAACACGCCGTCATAATAGATAGAGACCCATTGCTTAAGAGACTCTGGATGGTCACCCATGGTACCTCATTATCTGAACTGGATCCTTTCAACATATTGGATTATGTAGGTGAATTTTCAAAGAGTCGTTGGCACACACGAAGATTGGCGTTTAAGATTGAGGAGACAACGAATTTCAAGGACTTGCCAAATTCTATCGTGCTTGGTAATGAGGACATAGAGAACCCAGGGGTCAAGGTGTTGCGGTATTGTAAACACTTGTCATATCCAAAGATGACTCCCACAGGTGGTATTCGTCCAGAGCACGTCTACAAGGAGTACTTGAGTAAGAAAGGGGAGGTTATAGAGAATCTCAATAGTCTTACGTATTCTACCTTAGCAGAGCCCATTGAGGTTGCTGAAGTTCCCTACCAGCAAGTGGGATTGCCA